TGCTATAAGACTGTTTAGAAACACTTCCGGTGGCTCTGCGACATTTTTAACTGCAACAATTCCATAATCCCCGCCACTACTATTTAATATTGAAAAAACAAAATTTTCATATGGAACATCTATTGTTCCGTCCTGTGAAATTACTCTCATGGTCTCCAAAACCTCCCACATATTTTGCACTCATAGCCCCATCTATGATGCTTACAAATCTTAAACCAGTCGTGTCGATGCATTACTTAATCCTCCTCACTCTGCATGAATGGTGGTATTGTGCTATCTTCTGCCTGTTCTTCGGTTGCTTCTGTGTCTGTGGCGTCGATAATGTCACTTTCGTCAAAATCCACTGCGTTTGCGTTCTGTTCAATATCGTAAGCTACATCCTGTTCAAGCATTTCATCATGGCTGATTTCCTCGTAATCCTCATTTTCATTTCCGCTATGAGAATTATTGATATATTTAAGAAGTCTATTCTTAACAGTTTTCATAGCCATCTGGTCAGCAAATTTCTGATGTGTGCCATTGCCATTCTCTTTGTAGCCATAACCCTGTTTCCAAGCCTGCTTAATCTGTGCAATAGTCATAACCTCTGCTATCTTCTCTCCGTCATCCATAATCGCCACTGCATAAGCCCCGGTAATCTTATCATTGTCGATATTCTCAAAACTCTGTTCGTGGCAATCAATAATTGTCTTAGCGTCCTCTTTGTGATACTTGAACACATCTCCCTTGTAAATGACCGCTGCATTAATGTCTTTAAGTCCGAATCTCCTTGCTATGCAAGTGTTTCCATACACTGATTTCTGACACTGTAACTTACCGCCATAAGCAACCGGGTAGCACTGTTTCTTCTGCATTGAAAGTCCATTTGTAACCATTTCAACAAGTGCATTTTCAATACTTGCCCTTGTGCAACTCTGCAATACAGGCTTTTTGTTCATATCTACTGTGTCCTGCAAAATCAGCATTGCCGACATAAATTCATTCGTGTAATTGTAATCTTTAGGGAATGTTAAGCCAAATTTCTCTTTCTGCTTAATTTTAACAACCATTCCCTCTGTAAAATCTTTTGCTACAAGCTCTCTGCTTTCAGCTTCTTTCTTTTCCACAACTGCTGTATTCTCTGCCATAATTAATCCTCACTTTCTTCAAACTCTTTTAACTGTTCCGCTAACTTCTTGCACTCTTCTGCTACATATTCTTCTGTACGGATTATCAATCCTTCAATACGGAATCTGTCCTCACACTCAATCTGTATAGCAAGGTTGCTTCTATAATTGGGAAATTTCTCATAAGCAAGTTTAAGTTCCCTTGCGTCACCGTAATGTCCGCAATCAAATCCGAACCACCACAAATCACTCTCGATTGGATAACTTGAATGCTCTCCACCGCCTGCATATGTAATGCCACCGTGACACTGAAAATATGCTTCAATGCGGATTCTTTCGTCCTTATCAAAGCAAGCGCCCAGCAAAGGAAAAACACCACTTATCTCTCTACTCTTCAAATCTTCCTTTTTAATTTCAAGATAGTCTGAATAGTTCTTGCCATATAGCGGATGATTCTTTGGAACGCCAACATATCCACATCTATGCCCTATTGCGCCGAATATAACAACACATTTGTATCCAGAGTGTTCAAACTCACGCTCTACAACATATCTATCATTCATAGTGCTTATCCCTCCACAATTTCTAATTTCTCACTATCATTAACAATCAGCATAATTAACTGACTATCCACCATTTCAGCAACTTTCTTCTGATTTTCTTCATCTAAGCTCTCAGAATCGTCTAAGATAATAGGTGCTGATATGCCACCAATCTTCTGAATTGAACTGCAAATGTCAACTCTACCTAAAATCCTATTGCCCTTGTTACTCATAGTTGTTAAAATGCTCTTTCCGTCAACAGTAGGTATGCAACAGCTCTTGTAATTGCCATTCTTGGCATATTCAAACAACTGCCACTTAACTAACCCGAAATGACTGTTTACTGCTTCTGTCAAGGCTTCGTTCTTAGCCTTATCCAGTTCGTCAAGTAAATCAAGAATCTTCTCGGCATTAGCCTTATTCTGTTCAGAATCAATCCTTGTCTGCTTTAATTCTTCAAGTCGCTGTTCATCTGCTGCCGTATCAGACTTTACAATCTGGCTTTCACATTCTGCTAACTGCTGCCTTAAAGCTGTTTCCTGTGCCTTTAATTCTGCCTTAACTGCTGAAATATCGTTAGCCTTGTGCATAGCCTGTTCTTTTTCTGCAATCTGCTGTTCGAGCACCTTGTATTCCTCGGTAGTTGACACATCAATTTCCTGTGGAAGCTCTGATAACTGCTTTTCAAGGTCTGCAACTTCTTTTTCCAGCTTCTTCTGATTAGCAATATTGTCTTTGTTGCATTCCTCTAACTTAGGTATCATATCTCTTGCATTATCAATGCCTGCCTTAACTTCTAATCCGTC